TTTTGCGATGCTTGGGCTGGGGGGCCTCCGGACCTTCGAAAAAGTGAAGGGGGTCGCGGGACAGCATTAGTCCCGCCTTCCTGCTATGCTGCGCCGGCTCGCTTTGCTTCTCGTTTTTCTGGCCGGCTGCGCCGTTTTCCGCTCGGATGACTACAAGCGGCCGGCGATGACCCGGAAGGCCCGGCAGGAGCACGTCGAGGCCTATGGCGTAGGCCTCACTTGGCCCCAGCGCACCGCCTATATCGAGGGCCGCATCCTCCCGGGCATGCCCTCGGACCTGGTCGAGATCCTCTACGGGGAGCCCGACCTCGTGATCCTGTGCCCCTTGCAAAACCTCATTTGCGACCGCATCCTGGTCTATTCCACGAACGATACGCATGTGGTCGGGTCGGCATCCATCCGCGCCGATACGGTGGTCGAGGTGCGGGGGCAGCTTGCAGCGCCGTGCCGGTTCTAGGCCGGGATTTGTCCCCGCCTCGAAGCTATCTTCCCTGCATGCTCTGGTCCCAGCTTGCCCCGGATGCCCTGGAGTGGCCGCCGTCCGTGCGGCGCCATTACCGCATAACCTCCTACTTGCAAGCCCGGGAAGGTGACCTCACCTCCTGGCGCTTTGCCAAGGAAACGGAGATTCACCGGCTTGAGCGGCTGGGCGGGCAGGAGGCGCGCATCCTTGGTCTTCGGGAGGCCATCGCGGAGATCGACCAGGTGCTCCGATGGATGCGGAATACGGACTGGCCCTTTCGATGAGCCAAGCGCGGAACTCGGGTTCGGACATGAAGACGGTGTCTGTGAGCATGTCCAGAAAGTAGCGCTGGGCGGCGCGGGCCGTGGTGCGCGAGGTCACCTCAGCTTAGGCGGGCGAATTCGAAAGGCGGCGCGCTATTCCTTGACGAATGAAGGACGCGGCGGATCGAAGGGTGTCGCCCTATCGCCTGACTTTACGACCAACAAAGTATCACCATGGGCGAAATAGGATGCCGTATCGCATTTATAGCACGGTGAAATTTTTATGGTATCTCCGGAAAAAAAGACGGACCCATATCCTAAAGGAATTTTAGAGCTATCGGCCTGAAGCTGAAAGTAATAGGTAGAGCGATCCTGTTTAATTTCCAGCTTCACGTCGTTAGCAACGATATCATGGTACATGCCGACTTTAAGAGATGGCGTCGAATCCTTGGTTGGACTCGTGACGCACCCCACCAAAATCAGCGCAAGAAAAATGATTGGTTTCATAGCTGTCTCCATCATAGCACCATTCCCAATGGTGCGTACCGTCACGTCGTGGGAATATACTTCACTTATTTTGCTTAATCGCACGAAATCCAGTAGGGTAATTCCCGAGATTTTGGATTTTCCGGGTTAGAATCTGTCCCTAATGATGGGGCATATTAGATTGGCGCGCGAATAAATGGGGGCAGCGTGGACGATATCGAGCTGATCATGGCCGCAATTGAAGGCCGCCTGTTCGAGTCGCGGCGGGAGATTTCAGCCAATCCTCTCGAAGTGCTCGGCAGGCTTATCCAGCTGATCCGGCATCCTCCGGAGTTCCGGACCGCTTCATCGTTGTCCCCTTTGCTACAGCAAGGAGAAGTTGACGAAGCGTGTTTTCTACTGCGGACCTTGGAACAGAGGTTAGAATCTGAGCTACCCCTCCCAAAAACTCATCCTTGTCGTCATCCGTCCACTTCTCGCGCAGATGAGGGGCAGCAGCAAGCACTTCTCTTTGAATAGCGGAGGCGCGCTGCGCGGCCTCGCCGGCCGTCATCACCTCGTATGATGGTTTTGGTTCGCGGATGGTGAATAAATTCACCGGGCGGCCCTCCCCCAAAATAATCCAGGACATCGGGGCACCGTAAACTTTCAGCTTTTCTTGAATATCCTCGCTGATATTCTTGGCCTTGGTTTCTAGGTATCCTAGGGTGCTTTTTGGAATGCCGGTTTCGATTGCAAGCTCATCGAGCGTGCGCGGGATAGATTCCCGCCATTCCTTCAATCTATCGCCGACCAAGCTCAAAAAAGCCAACCTTCTGTAAATAAATCTTGGATTTGTCTAACTATTTATTGGACATGTCTAAATATGTTGGATATCTTCTTAGCATGTTCGTTACAGTATCCAAGCGTAACATCAAACCTCGGAAACATAGAATGACCGACTCCAAACCCAAAGAGGCCAAGCGGAATATCAACGTCCCCTTGTCCGATTACGACCTCGCCGGCCGTATTGTGGCCGCAAAGATTCTTGAGGGCGATAAGACCTGGGACCTGGGCCGTGTAGGCTCCGAGGCCATCCATATGCTATACGCCTCCCTGCCCGCCGAAACCCGGGAGCTCATCGAGCGGTTCCAGAATCAGGACCAGCCGACCGAAGCTCTACAAAGTTGAGCACAAACCAGCCCTAACTCAATGCCAAATAGGCAGATAGACGGAATCAAAAGTCTCGTAAATCGGTAAAGGCTCAAGGAAAACGCGGACATGGCACTCGAAAACCTCAAGATTACCCCCTTTGACTTCCAGGGCGCCCAGGTCCGCACCGTGATGAAGGATGGAGCGCCCTGGTTCGTGGCGGCGGACGTGTGCAGGGTCCTGGAAATCCTGAACACCACCGACGCTATTGGTCGACTGGATGACGATGAGCGGACCCTAGTTTCAAACGAGGGTCGCGAAATCAACGTGGTTTCCGAAGGTGGATTATACGTCCTGGTCCTGGGAAGCCGCAAACCCGAGGCAAAAACCTTTAAGCGGTGGGTCACCCATGAAGTCTTGCCCGCCCTTCGCAAGACTGGAACCTATACCGTTCCGGGTCGGCCGGATTGGGTTATCCCCGCCACTTATGCCGATGCATTGATGCTGGCGGCGAACCAAGCCAAGGCCCTGGAGGCCGCCCGCCCGAAGGTGGAATTCTACGATGCGGTCGTCGCGGATGATTCGTGGCTTTCCTTCCAACGCGTGGCCGACGTTCTCAATCGACCTGGCCTCGGGCGCAATAACCTTTTCAAGTACCTGCGCGACTGGGAAATCCTCACCCCGGCAAATGTTCCGTATCGTCGCTACATCGAGCAGGGCTATTTTCGCCTGCAAGAAACCCGCACGCCCGTAGGCGTGAAAACACAACCGCTGGTCTCCCAGAAGGGAGTCGACTTCATTCTACGGCAGCTCGCGAAGCATGGCGATTCCGCGAATTCTCCCGCAACCCCCGATAGGGCCCAAGGTTAGAATTCCATGGTCAAGCCAAATCCGCAAATTCCTGCCTCGTCTGACGTTGCCGAAGTGTACCGGGCTCTTTTACTGTTGATCTTGAAGAACCATGCCAAAAGGAGCACCCATGGTGGACATCAAGACAAGCAGTAAAACCCTCGCCGCGGTATACGTCCGGGTGAGCTCGGACAAGCAGGAGCGGTGGAGCCCGGACGCCCAGGAGCGCGCCCTCCGCGAGCAATGCACCCGCATGGGCTGGGAGCCGGTGATTTATCGGGAAACCGGCTCCGGGGAAACGCTCGACGGCCGCCCGGAAATCCTGCGACTGCTGAAGGACGCGCGCGCCGGCCGCTTCGCCGTCTGCCTGGTGATCGAGATGACGCGCCTCTCCCGCGACCGAGAGCTCCTCGATTGGCTGACCATCAAGCAGGTATTCCGCGATGCAGGCGTGCGCCTCTGCACCCCGACCCAATCCTTCGACCTGCGCGATGCGGAAGATGATTTCTTGACCAACCTATTCGGCTCGCTGTCCGCCCGCGAAAAGCAGCTCATGATCCAGCGCATGAAGCGCGGCCGGCGGGAAGCGAAGCGCAAGGGGACCTATCTCCAGGAGTTCGTCCCCTTCGGCTGGCATATCGTTAACCGCCAGTACGAACTGCACCCGGTCGAGGCGGAAGCCGTGCGCATGATGGCCCGCTTGGCCCTCACCCGGTCCGGCCGGCAGATTGCGCGCGCCCTGGATGCGGCCGGTTACAGGCCCAAGGCCGGCGGCGCCAAGTGGAACCGCGCCAGCGTGAATCAGATTTTGCAGAACACCACGCTTTACGGTGAGCTGCGCTTCGCCGGCGAGGTCACGCCCATCCCGCCGATTCTTTCCCGTTCCGAATGGGATTCGATTCAAGTCGCCATCCGCAACCGGAAGATTTCGCCGCGGCAGACGATGAAGTATCAGTACCTCCTAGCCGGTATCTTCCATTGCGGACTTTGCGGCCGGCGCCTTTCGCCCCGCTCTGATTGGTATCGCTATACCCGCAAGGACGGCTCCCAGGTCAACGAGAACCGCTACCCCAATTACGTCTGCCCGGGCCGCACCGAGTCCGGATGCCGCATGCCGATGATTAAGGGCCCGGTAGCTTAGGCTGCCGTTTGGGATGAGGTCAAGCGGTACCTGAAAAGCCCCAAGCTGATTTACGATGCGATTTCCATGGCCTACGCGGAACGCGATGCGATGTCCGCCACCAAGGGCCAGGAAGAGGCTAAGTTGCGCGCAAAGCTGGAGGCCTTGGTCCGCCAGGAATCGGCCATGGCCAGGGACTTCTACAGCATCACCAGCGCGCTATCGCCCGAGGCTTTCAACCAAGCCCTGGCCGAATTCCGGCAGGAGCGCTCGGTCCTTGAAAATCGCCTTCGCGAGGTGCAGGAAACGGCCGTTCCGAAGGTGCAAGAGTTGGTGATGCTCGATAACCTGGAGGGCGCGTGCGCTGCGCTGGCCGCGGATATCGATGGCTACACCTTCGACGAGAAGCGCGAGGTCTTGGAGCTGATCGTGGAGCAGGTGATTATGCGGCCGGATTTCTCCATGCAAGTTGCGTGCCGGGCGCCGCTTTCCGCAGACTTGATGCTCGGGAGCTTTCCCGGACGCCAAGTATTCATAATCTCCATCCCGCCAATTCATTCCGTATTCGCCAAATTCCGCCGGTGGCGTAAACCGCCTACCCCGCCCGTCCCTCCGACAGCTCGGAGGAACAATTGAGCCCCAAAAAAGAAAACCCGGCTGGCAGGCCGGGCTCCTTCAACAATTCCCCGCTAAAGGAAAGGTCGAGTCTATGGCTAAGATAAGGTTCAAAATTCAGTCCATCAAGGACTATTTCGCGGAACGCGCCCGCGTCCGCCGCATCAAGGCTGGGGCCCGCACCCTCATCGATTTGGAGATGATGGAGGCGGCGGTGAAGGCCTATATCCGCGAGCTGGAAGAAAAGGTTCGCGCCCAAGCCTTCGTCATCCGGACCCAAGGGCGGCAATTGCGGGATGACGAATTCGCCCGCATCGACCGGGAAATCGACCTGAAGGAAACCGCCCGCTGGAAGGCGCGGCACGAGGCAGTCGCGTGAGCGCCCCGTTCCTTCGCATGGAAATCCATGCCGCTGGCCGCGACCATTTCAAGGTCGTCTCGAAAATCGACGGCGCCGTCTACCTGGAGCGGACCGTGATGGCTCCTTCGCTCCCCTTCTACGTGGAGAGCGTGGTCGAGCTGGCCGTGAAAACCAAAGCCCGCCGGCCTGCCCGCCTCATCGTGGAAAGCCCGGAGGCGACCCGTGGCTAAGCTCCCCCTCCCCGCCTGGTTCAAGGGGCTGCTCGAAAAAGGCAAGGAGCAGGGCGCCGCCGTGGCGACGGCCGTACGCCAAGGCTTTTGCCCGCATTGGGACAAGCAGGAGACCGTCTGGGCGCATGCCGCCGACCCGGAAAACAGGAAGGTCATGCACCGGCAGGCCACCTGCATCCTGTGCGGCCGCATCGAGAAACCCGAGAGCTGGAAAGGCTTCAAGGTCAGCATCCCCGGCCCTGCCGCGCGCGAGGCCCTGTTGCAGAAAGCGGGGATACGCGAATGAGCCAGCCCTGCATGTGCGGCGCGTGGGATTGCAAAGCCTGCTTTCCCTACGGCCATGACCGAGAGCCCGTGATGGACCCGGACACCGAGAGCTTGGTGGATTCCTTGGAAGGCCTGCCCGAGCCGGACCCGGCGACGCTCGAAGCCCTTGAAGACGACTGCCGCCAGATTTGCAGCCTGCCGGTCTTTAGCCCCGATACCCTGGTCACGTACGTACAGCATGCCCGATATGAGGTGAAGGCGAAGATGTCGCCGCAGGTGGCCGCGGAGCGGTATTCCGAGCTTGGCCGCTGGGTGACCCTGCTGCACGCCCACCACCCCTCCATCGCTCAAGGAGTCTTTGCCCATGCACGCTAAAACGCTCGTCTCAACCGAGGGCCTTTCCGAGGCCGAATGGCTGGCGCATCGCGCAAGGGGCATCGGCGGGTCGGACGTCGCAGCCATTTGCGGCCTGTCCCCCTGGAAGTCCGCGGTGCAGGTCTACCTCGAAAAGGTCGGGGCCGCCGTCGACCAGGAGGAAAACAGCGCGATGCGGTGGGGCAAACTGCTGGAGCCGGTCATCGCCGAGCAGTTCAGCCGGGAAACCGGCATGCCCATCCGCCGCATGCCCGCCATCCTCCAGCACCCCGAGCAGGATTGGGCCTTGGCCAACTTCGACTTTCTACTCAGCGACCCCCGAGAAAAAGAGCCGGGCATCCTCGAGGTCAAGAATACATCCGCCTACCTCGCCCACGCCTGGGAGGATGACGTCGCCCCGGAGCATTATACGCTCCAGCTCCAATGGTACATGCACGTCACCGGGCTCACCTGGGGCTACTTCGCGCCGCTCATCGGCGGGAACCGCCTGCTCACCGATAAGCGCATGGAATACGATGCGGAGTTGGTCGAGCCGATGGTGAAAATCTGCCAAGACTTCTGGCAAATGGTCGTCTTGAAGACCCCGCCGGCGCCCGACGGCCGGCCAGCCTCCACCGAACTGATGAAGCACCTCTACCCGCATGCCGCCCCGGGAAAAATCGTCGAGCTGCCCGAAAGCCTCGAAGACGATTTCCGCCGGCTGCCGCTGCTGGTGGAAGAGTTGAAGGTGTTCACGGAGGAACGCGAGAGGGAAATCGAAGCCATCAAGAACAAGATCAAGGCCGAGATGAAAGATGCCGAAGCTGCGACCCTTTGCGGAAAGGTCGTGGTCACGTGGAAGGAACAAGAGCGCGCGGCGTACAGCGTCGAGGCGGGCAGGTTCCGAGTAATGCGATTCGTAAAACCCAAGAAGGAGAAGTGATATGACGACTGCGACCCCCGCCGCCAATGATTTAAAGGGCAAGCTGCAACAGCAGGCCAATATGCCGGTGGACCAAAAAACCGTGGACCCCGCCGCCAACGTGAAGGGGTGGCTGGCGAAGCTGACCCCCGAGATGCAGAAGGCGCTCCCGAAGCACCTGACCGCGGATCGAATGGTTCGCGTGACCCTGACCGCCATCCGCACGAATCCGCTGCTACTCGAATGCTCGGTGCCGTCCATCATGGCGGCCGTGATGAAAAGCGCGCAGCTCGGGCTCGAAGTCGGCGTGCTCAACCAGGCCTACCTGGTGCCGTTCAAGAAGAACACCAAGATGCCCGATGGGACCTGGAAATCGACCTACGAATGCCAGCTGATCATCGGGTACGAGGGATACATCGACCTGTTCTACCGCTCGGGCAAGGTCCAAACCGTCTACGCCTCGGAGGTGTACGCCAAGGACGAATTCGAATACGAATACGGCCTAAAGGAAACCCTGCGGCATATCCCCACGAAGGATAAGGACCGCGGGCCCATCACGCACTTCTACGCGTACGTGCAGATGGTCGGGGGCGCCTACCGCTTCATGGTCTGGCCGAAGGAGCGCGTGGACTCCCACGGCGCGCAGTTCTCCAAATCCTGGAACGATGCGAAGGGCCCCTGGAAGACGAATTACGCGGCCATGGGCATGAAGACCATGATTCGCCAGCTCCAGAAGTGGATTCCGAAGTCCGTCGAGCTGCGGCAGGGCCTGGAGGCGGACGAAACCGTGCAGTCTGACCCGTTCGCGCCGCAAACCGAATTCGTTCCGTTCACCGAGGTGCAGGATGCCCTCACCGCCGGCGAAGGTACGCAAGAGGCCGCGCCCGAAGGACAGGCTGCATCCCAACCCGAACCCGACTTCACCGCGGGGACCGTGGATTCGCGGACCACCTGGGAGGGCGACAAGAAATGAGCGGCATGCAAGTCCTCCGCCTTGAGGCGGGAAATATCAAGCGCCTGCGCGCCGTGGCCCTCAACCTGGAGGGCGGAAAGAACCTGGTGGTTGTCGGCAAGCCAGATGCCGGGAAGACCACCGCCCTGGACTTGGCTTGGATGGCCTTCCGCGCCCGGGCCATTGGCCCCGAAACCATCAGCGCAGGCGCCGACGAGGCGCGGATTACCGTGGTCATCGGGAACCCGGAGCGCCAGTACACCATCACCCGCAAGCTGACGCGGGACGGCGAGCCATCGGGCCAGCTCAAGGTGAAGTGCAGCGACGGCGGCACCTACGGCGCCAAGTTCCTCGATACCCTCATCAGCGACCTCACCTTCGACCCGACCGTATTTGCCCGGGCCGAGGGCAAGGCGCAGACGGACCTGCTTTTGCAGGTGGTGAAGCTCCCTGGCGGCGTTTCGATTGACTCCCTGGACCGGAGCCGGGAAACGCTCTACGAGCAGCGCCGCGTCATCAATCGCGACCTTGACCGAGCCAAGGCCAAGCTGCCTGAAGTCGAACCGGAGGCCGTTGAATCCGTCAACATCGATACCGTTCTCAGCGATATCGAATCGCAACTGGAAGCGATGAACAGCGCCGCCAAGCAAAAGGCCGCCGCGCTCCGCGTGGAAAACCGCGAGAAGATCGAACAGGCCCGCGGGGTCAACCAGGCGAATGCTGCCATGCGGGCTAAGCTGGAAGGTTTTCGCGCCAAACGCGATCAAATCGAGAAGGCAACGCAAGAAGTCGAGAACCAAATCACCGAGCTGCAGTTGAAGCTGAAAAACCTGCAGCGGGCAGCCGTGGAGCATGACCAGGCCATCGCGCAAGGCGAGGGGGTTGTCGCCGGGCTGGTGGATACCGACATCGACTCCCTCGCCTCGCAGTTGGATGCGGAAGAGGCCGCCATCGACCAGAAGCTCAAGGGGGATGCGGCTCCGCTCCTGGCCAAGCGAGCTACGGCCGTGAAGGATGCAGAGGCCATGAATGCCAAGGCGCGCGCGCGCCAGGCATGGGAAAAGGACAAAGCCGAATTCGACAAGACCAAGGCCGAATCCGAAGCGCTCACCGCGAAAATCGCCGACGTGGACGCCCGGAAGAAATCCCTGCTCGAATCCGTCGAGTGGCCGGTGCCAGGCCTTTCCATCCGGGACGGGCAGGTAACGTATAAGGACACCATCCTTTCTCAATGCGGGATGTCAGTCCGGATGCGCGTCTCCTGCGCCATCGCCATGGCCCTGAATCCCAAGCTAAAAGCCATCCGTATCGACGAGGGCGAAAGCCTTGGCGAAGAAGGCCGGCAGGAGCTATTCGCCTGGGCGGCCGAGCGCGGTTACCAGGTGCTGATGTCCGTCGTGAAGGACGGGCCCGCGGCCGAAGGCGAACTCGAAATCATCGACGACACCCTGACCAACGAGCAACCGGCGGAAGTCGCGGCGGTGGCCCATGGGTGACCTCATCCAATCCATAGCCAGCATGGACCCGTGGGCCTACTGGTCCATCGTGCTAGCCCTGGCAGGGGTGGCGTTCCTGGTTCTTTGCGTCGGGTTTCTTCTGGCCAAGGATGCGGCCGGGAACGGCGGTGTGGAATGAGCGAGAAGAGTCTGAACGGTTCGGGAAATCCTGTCGCCGACGCTTCGCGTCCGAAGAAGATCGAGAACGGCGGGCCGGCTTTTCCTTCCATCGGCAACGTTGCGCACAATTCCGATTGGCTCACTGAAGAAGGCATGCACCTTCGGGATTACTTCGCAGCTCATGCGCCCATCAATCACCTTTGGCATTTCGAAGTTCGGATGCCGAACGCGAGGCCAGAAGCGGATTGGTCTGGGGTTGAAGAGAGCGGTCCCGACTCAATGCCAGCCAACTGGAGAGATCAATCCGCTTGGGACCAGGAAAAGAAGCGCCAGGCTTTCGTTCAATGGCCCTGGGTATGGGCCGACGCCATGCTCTTGGCGCGGAACGCGCGCGGTGAGCAACGCGAACCGCAACAAGATCCCTCCACTTCAAATCCCACCTTGGAGGGCTAACCATGTCCAACGAGATCCCTCGCGAATGGCTGGTGCTGGGGAGCGCGCATGGGACCAACCAGTTCTGCGTGCTTTCGGGCCCCAATTTTAGGCCCGATGAAAAGGTACTGGTTCGCGAAGTCCGCCCCCCTGAATCTGAGGAAGGAAAGGAAGGAGCCGAGCCCATGGGCACGGTTACCGCCTCCACCCTCCTGGAGATCCGGGATTGCCTGCTGGACGTGGCTAAGGAAGACCAGGGAGCAAACGTCGCCTTGCGAAAACTCGACTGGCTTGTATCCCAAGCGCCCGCCGGTCCCCGTCCTTCCTCTTCCCAACCCCTGGCCCTCCCTGATTTGACCAAGGAAATCGAAGCGGTACGATCCTATATCGCGCGCTCCTCCAATGCATACCTCGCGCATAGCGACGAGAAAAAAGAGCGAGTCCACGAAATGGCGGAATGGGGCCTAAGCCGCATCGAGCACTACACACGCCTGGCCTCCCCGTCCCCGGAATCCCTGGGGGGCAAGTAGCCGTGCATATCGAGCCTCGGCAGCCCCACCGGTTAGCGCCCGGTGACACCCCTTCGGTTCTACAGGGACTGGGGCTGCCAACTTACGCATGCGGTTGCGCGCTTCGTGGCAGCCGTGGGGTCGCGACCGGCCCGGGCGCGCGCCGCATGCCCACAATTCAATGCGTTAAGGAGTCCGCCGCATGTTCAAAAACCTAACCCGCCCACTCTGCATCTTCGACGTGGAAGGCACTGGGCTCGATACCGGCAAGGATCGCATCGTGTCCCTGTTCATCACCAAGCACCTTCCGGGCGGCACCGAAACGCGCCTGGGCGGCTTCTTCAATCCCGGATCCATGATGGACCCGAAAGTAATTGCTGTCCACGGCATTACCGACGAAATGGTGAAGAACTGTCCTCGATTCGAGGAAGAAGCGCAGAAGTATTTCGACTTCGTCGCCGGCTGCGACCTCGGCGGATACAACCTACTGAACTACGACATCCCCATCCTCGCGGAGGAGTTCTACCGGGCCGGCTTGGACTGGAAGGTGCAGGACGACCGCGGGAATCCCCTGGTCAACATCCTAGATGCGGGCAACATCTTCAAGAAGAAGGAAGAGCGCACGCTCGCCGCGGCCGTGCAATTCTACTGCGGAAAAACCCTGGAGAACGCCCATAGCGCGGAGGCCGATACGCTGGCGACAGCCAAAGTCCTCGCCGCCCAAATCTCCTTATACCCCGACCTTGCCAGCATGACTACCGAGCAAATCGCCGAGTTCTCCCGCTTCGACAAGCGCCTGGACCTGGCCGGGAAAATCGGAATCGATGCAGACGGCGACCCCGTCTACAACATCGGTGGGCCCGAGCGCCGCGGCAAGAAGGTGAAGGACGACCCAAGTTTCGGCGAGTGGATGCTCAAGAAGGATTTCCCGCGGCAGACCAAGCACGTTCTCGCTCAATACCTGCATTCGCTGTATGAAGCACAGAATCCCGAGCAAGAGGAAGAAGTCTTCGGGCTCGATATCAACGAAGAACAAGCGCGCTTTACGCCGGATGCTTTCTAAGGGCGCATATCCCGCCTAACATAAAAAGAATTGCAACAGGAACCTTGTCAACAACTTTCACCTAACCCAGGAGATACCGCATGATTCGCCAAGAAGACCGCACCCTATCCCGCGCCCTGAGCCCGGAAGACATCCAGGCCAATATGAGCGAGCTGGAGCAGCTCAACCATAACGTAAGCCTCATCGACGAGATGGAGAAGCGTTACCAGGACGAAATCCGGCAGGCCCGGGCAAAGAACGCCGAGCGCATCAAGACCCTCACCCGCGAAATCGCCAAGCGGTCCGGGGTTCGCCCGGTCAAGTGCGAATGGCGGCCGAACTATGCCAAGGCCCATTTCGAGATCGTGCGGCTCGATACGGGAAAGGCTGTTGAAGTCATCCCCATGACAGCCGCCGAGCTCCACGAGGCCGGCCAGAACCATGCCGACGTATTGGAGGGGAAGGCCTAACCTCATGTCCCGAATCCGGTCCGTAAAGCCCCAGTTTTTCAGGCACGAAAAGCTTCAGGAAATGGGGCCCCTATCCATGCTCATCTTCGCGGGTCTCTGGACCCAATGTGATCGGGCCGGGCGGTTCGCATGGAAGCCGAAGACTTTGAAGCTCGACATCCTCCCTTTTCTCGACTTCGATATGGAAACGGAGTTGAACAAGCTCACGGATGCGCTCTTTGTGATCAAATACGAGGCGCAAGGTGAGTTTTTCGGTGTCATCCCGACCTTCTTGGAGCACCAAAGACTCACCGGAAAAGAGGCTATTGAGCCTCCGAAATATCCTGACCCTCCCGAAGCTAAGCCGAGGAAAACCCGCAAGTTAGGAAAGTATTCATCGGGAATCGATGGGGAAGCATTGGGGAAGCAATCGGGAAGCGAAGAGACCATACCAGTTTCCCAGGAAGGGAATGGAGATAAGGAAAAGGAAAAGGAAAAGGAAGGGAATGGAGAGGGTGAGTTTCCCGGGGAAACACTTTTCCAGAATCCGCTTTTCGTTGAGGCATGGGATGGGTGGGTCCAAATGCGGAATTCCGGGAAGGGCCCGAAACTCACCCGCCACGCCAAAACCCTCAACTTCACCGAACTGAAAAACCTCTCCGGTGGCGATGCCTCAATCGCCCTCCGAATCGTGAACCAGTCAACCATGCGCGGGTGGAAAGGATTCTTCCCGCTGAAGGACGGAAATGGAAAAGACGCTGGAACAGGCCAACGCGGAGCTTTTGGCTCGCAAAGCAGCAATGGAGGCGCAGCGTCAAACCGGCGCGCCGAAAAAACCCTCGGAGAGTACCCTGAGCAGCTTCAGCTTTAAGGGGCTATCCGAGGCCCAGGAAGCCGAAGAACGTGCCCAGGAGGGCCGTTTGCGGGCGCGACAGAAGGAGATAGAGGATGCCGAGTCCCTTCGCCGTCGCTGGACCCGTGCGCGGGTGCCCGCCAGGCACGAAAAACGGGCAGTCGAAGAATCTGGTCCGTGGGCGGATGCTTTTGCCAATCTCAAGGCCCGCTTGGGGTCTGGATTCCTGGTTGCCATCCTCGGGATTCGGGGTGCTGGGAAAACCCAGCTCGGCGTCGAGGCGATCCGCCACCAGGTCGAGGCAGGCCATGAAGGGCGATACGTGAAGGCGATGGATTTGATCATCCGCTTCCGCGAAGCATTCCGGAAAGACGGGCCCACTGAAAAAGCCGTCATGGATGAATTCCTGACTCCCGAAATCCTCGTTATCGACGCGATGGAGGAACGCGCGGAAACCCAATTCGAGGACCGAATGATCTCCCACCTCATCGATATTCGCTACGACGCAATGCTCGATACCATTCTGATTTCCAATCAGATCAAGGAAGCGTTCCAACAGGCGATAGGTAACTCCGCGGTTTCCCGCCTCATCGAGACCGGAGAGGTTATCGAATGCACGTGGGAATCGTTCCGGAGGAAGCAGGCATGATCGACTGCCGATTCGTCCCTGTCCAGGAATGGCCGGGAGACAAAACCAAGAGCTACCAGCGCAAGAAGTCGCCGTTCGATTCCGCGTACTCGAAAACGCTGGATTTGCTCGAGCGCGAATTGAAGGCGCTCCAGGCCCGGGAAATCCTGGTCCAAGCCTACTTCGCGCGGGAGCATATCCGGAACGACGGATGGCCGAAGTCCAACGCGCGGCCGTCCGAGCCGGGTGTCATCCTGACTTTCCAATTCAAAAACCCGCATAAGCTGGAAACGAATACGGTTTCGATGCCCTGCGACCGGTTCACGGATTGGGAATCGAACCTGCGGGCCATCGCGCTTTCCCTCGAAGCGCTGCGCAAGGTGAACCGCTACGGCGTGACCCGGAACGGCGAGCAGTACCGCGGATGGCAGCAGTTGCCGCCAGCGGAAGAGGCCCCCAAGCCCATGACGGTCCGGGAAGCGGCCAGCATCATCGGGCTGGAATCGGGAATGCAGGATGAGTTCCTCATGCATTACGTGACTCATTACGAGCGCGCGGTTCCACTAGCCATCAAAGCGGCCCATCCGGACAAGGGCGGAACGGCTGACCGCATCCGCCGCGTCCTCGCCGCCCGCGCCGTTCTGAACCAATTCCATGGGGTTCAAGCATGATCCACCAGCACCCGGTGACCTATGCCCAGTTCGGGTATACCGTGCTTTTCTGCTTCGTCATTGCAGGGGTCGTCATCCTGGCCCATGGCCTGACCTCCATCGCGATTCACTACGCCAACCGCCGCCGAAAGAAGGGGAAGTAAAATGCCGCGCGACCGCGAAAAGCTCCTCGCAAAGAGGAGGCGCCATTACCGGCGCCATAAGTCGGAACTCTTGAAAAAAAGCAGGGCCCGCTATGCCGCGAATCCTGCGCCCGCGGTTGCCCGCGCGAAAGTATGGGCGGAAAACAATCCGGATAAAGTCAACGTGAAAAAGCGTCGGCAACGGAAGGAGCGCAAGGAACAGTTGGCGCTTGCTGCGGTCTATGGCAAGGAATTTAGCCCGGCGGCCATCGTCGCGAAGAGTCTGGTGCATAAAGCGAGACTGCGCGCATTCCTCGCTGGCCGCACAACGGCGCCGCTGAAGATGGCCAAGCCCGCGCCCAAGCCGAAATACACCGGCAAGCTGACGCCGGGGGGATTCTGATGGCCCAGGAATTCGAAGTTCGCCTCGGCGACTGCATCACCGAGATGGCCAAGCTGAAAGAGGAAGGTTTCCGCGCAGACTTGTCCGTCTACGCGCCGCCGTTCGCTTCCCTCTATGCCTATTCCAGCAATCCCGCGGACATGGGCAACAGCCGGGAATCCGATGACGAGTTCAAGCTCCATTTCCGATTCTTTGCAGAGGCCATCATCCCGCTTATCAAGCCCGGCCGCAATATGTGCGTCCACATTCAAAACCCATCGCGGTCCATCACCCATCACGGGCGGCCCGGCATCTGGGATTTGCGCGGGGAGATGATTCGTGTATTCGAAGAGGTTGGATTCTGGTATTACGGCGAAGTCACCATCTGGAAGAACCCGCAGGCGCAATCGATCCGCACCAAGGCCCAGGCGCTAACCTTTAACCAGTTCATCAAGGATTCCACCATCAGCCGACCGGCCCTGGCGGATTACCTGATGATCTTCAAGGCACCAGGGAAATCCGAAGTACCCTGCACTTCACCTAACATCAAGATCAACGAGCACGGCGCCCGCGAGCGCGCGGATGTCTCCAATGCCGACTGGATCGAATGGGCATCCCCGATCTGGGAATCCCTCGAAGATGGGATCGCGCTCCCCTACCCCGTCTGGTACAACGTTCGGGAAACCGAAACGCTGAACACCCGCGCGGCCAGGAACGAGGACGACGAGAAGCATATATGCCCTTTGCAGTTGGATCTCATTGACCGCGCGGTGCGGCTCTGGTCGAATCCTGGCGAGACCGTCTTCTCCCCGTTCGCTGGAATCGGTTCCGAAGGGTACCAATCCCTCCTGAATAACCGGCGGTTCGTCGGATGCGAGATCAAGCCGGAATACCATGCCGAGGCCGTGAAGAACTGCGCGGACGCCATCCAGGAACGGGTGAGCAAGGAGAGCCAAGCGTGTCTCGCCTTGTAGAAATCCCCATTCCAATGACGGCCGAAGGGTATGCAACCTTCATTCGCTGCAAGTCTCTTCCGCGCTACGAGGTGCGGGGTAACACCATCGTTACCGACGATCAATCCTATTCCCATGTCTTCGGAACCGCCCGCGCTCAGGCCAAGGCGAATCTCCATGCCTCCATGCAATTCGACTACCAGGCCGAGATCACCGACCGGGCATTGTTCGCCAAGCGGTACGCGCCCTACCTGGATTGCGGCCTCGGCAAGACCCGCATTGAATTGGCCTTCGCCGATTCCATCGGGGAGCGCGTGATTTTCTTTTGCCCGCTCGCGGTCATGGCGGATATAGAGGATGAAGCCCGCGCGATGGACATCGGAATCTCCAACCTTCGCAAAGGACCGTGGGTGGAAAAAATCGGCCTGATGAATTTCGAGGCAATGCGCGCCTTCGACATGCGGAACGTGGCTGGAATCGTGGTCGATGAAGCCTCCATTCTGAAAAATGGCGATGGGGCGATCCGCGGGTACTTAACCGACATGGCGGCTGGCTGCGAGTACCGCTTGGCCCCGTCGGCTACGCCGAGCCCCAATGACCAAAGCGAATATGCCACGCAATCGGTTTTCTTGGGATACTCCGCGAGCCTGAAGGAATTCTATTCCCGATTCTTCCGCAAAGAAGGAACCGATTGGATTCTGAAGCCGCACGCCACTGAGCCCTTTTACCAGCACCTGGCCTCCTGGGCCTGCTACATCAAGAGCCCCTCCAAGCTGGGCTTCCAACGCGGCGGCGAATTGGAACGGGAGCCGAATTACATCGTGCTGGAATCGGACGATTCCGGGTATCTGCCGGATGGCCAGCTCTTCGGAAACGAGATGAGCCTTTCGGAAGCGCAGAAGGTGTTCGGCTCCTTCCGTTCCGACACCTCCACCGACCGCTTCGCGAAAGCTGTACGCGCTGTAGATGGACGGCACGCAGTCATCTGGTGCCTTCGCAACAGCGAAGAGGATGCCTTCCGTGAGGCCACAGGGGCGACCGTGATCAACGGCTCCACGCCCGAGGAAGAGCGCATCGAAATCGTGAATGCCTTCCGCCGTGGGGAGATCCAAAAGCTCATCTCGAAGCCGAAGGTGCTGGGATACGGCGTCAACATCCCTCAAGCCGACGCGCACCTATTCAGCGGATACGATTACAGCTTCGAGAAGTTCTACCAGGCGGTCCGCCGGTCGCACCGCTACGGCCGCACAGGGGATCTCGATGTCTTCATCCCGATGGCCGAATGCGAAAAGCCGGTATGGCATGCGCTTTCCGCCAAGTTGAAAACCTTCGACCGGGATTGCCAGGAATTGCAGGCTCGGTTTTTCAAGGAGGCTGCATGAATTGGATTCAAACCTTCTCGGGCAGGCGCTTCGATTTGCGGGCCCCGCGCCCGGAGGATGTGAACATCATCGATATCGCCTACTCGCTTTCGATGATTTGCCGGTTCGGAGGGCATTGCCGTTTCCATTACAGCGTTGCGCAGCATTCGGTGCTGGTATCCCGCCAAGTGGCAAGGGAGGATGCATTCGCTGCGCTACTGCACGATGCAGCGGAAGCTTACGTCGGGGATATGGTATCCCCGCTGAAGCGCCTTATCGATGGATTTGAGACAATAGAAAAGGCGGTACGTGAGGTTATTGCCCTCCGGTTCAGTATCCCTTCCGAAATGTCGTCTACGGTCAAGCGCGCTGACCTGGCGCTGTTGGCAGCCGAGCGCGAACAGGTAATGGGCCCATGCAAAGCGGATTGGACGCTTACCGTT